TCATGTGCGGCTTGCGCGTGAGCGTCAATCCACGGTGCCATGACATCACGTTTTACGTCAACCGCATTTCTAAAAAGAACAACACCACCACCAAGATGAACGTCGTCAAATCCATCGATTTCTAATACTTCTTCCTTGCCTATGCGAGGTGTTGACGCGGAATAAATGTTCATCACAAAGCAGAGTTTGTTGAGTGTCTTAATCTGTTGTTTCTGCTGCAGCCTTTTGTGCGAGATAACTTCTGTACTGACCCTCAAAAACTCGGCAGTACATGCCAGCGTTCTGGTATGCCGTGAGTCGCACATTGTATGTCTGGGGGTTCATATCGTCCATTAGTGCCTCAGTCCATCCATTGGCGGCGGCAATCATTCCGTTTGCAATGTGCACCTTTAGTTCTGGAACAAACGTATCGTGCAATTCGGCCAATTCAATCAATTCGGGAACTTCCTGAAGGGTGAAAATTTCATCACCAGACTTGATGATGGGACCGTTTGCTGTTCCGATAATTTCGAATGACATGATTTACCACTTTCCCAAAGGGCACGAGGCCGATTTGATTGCTGTTTTGATTTTCATAAAACACTTACATTCCTTACACTGCATTGTAGGCTTGAAAAGCCGTGGACAGACGCGACATATGTTAAGCCGTTGCTGCGCAAGGGATAGAATGTTCGCATTATCTGTCATGGCTGTTGAGTATACACAAAATTATCTACGGCCGTTGCCTGGGAAACAGAAGCCTGGGCAATCGCCGCACCGTGCTTTTTGCCCCTGTTTGCCCCTGTTGCCGTATAGCTCGCAGAGATGGTCCCCCCAGCCGAACCAGGCGCGTTTAGTGTGATACCCTCACCGTTTGTTGTAATTGTTATGGATGTCGGCCTCGTTGGATAGGACGCGGCATCACCGGCTCCTACGGTCTGGGAGAAGGAAACCGATGGCGTAGAAACGGTAGTAACAACCCCATTTTCTGACTTGCGAATTGGGGCGCTCATTACATATGTCCATGTACGTGTTTCTGGAAAATAGATATTCTGTGATTGATATTGGGGAATTGGGCCAGGATTCGCGCACGACCCAGGACAACCCGTATCGGTTACACCATTGGCAAGGCAGCAATTACAAATTACTTCATGAGTGCAGGCTCCGGGTTGAGCGGGTTGTAGCACTACAAGCGAACAGCAACAGGTAGAGCCACAGGTCTCATTGCCTGGACCGTAATAACTAGAAACGTATGGGTGACAATTTGGGTTGGTGATGAAGCACTCAAAGCCATATACGTCGTTGTACTGGGTGATTGCGGGAACTGATGGACTAACCGCGGTGCAACAAATACTAAAACAAGTTCCCCCATATGGGGGCCAGTTGGCCGGGTTAAATGTGCCAGTTGAAGTTCCATTGTAGTACGGACCACGAACGCCATGACCATAAACGGTGCCACCGGCGCTACCGCCGCACGTATTGCCAACAAACACATTTTGGGTCCCAGAAGATGCCGGATTCTGCACGCTTGATTGTGTCATGTTGGTTGTCGCCGACCACCAATTATTTTCGTCCACTACCCAAAATGAAACACCCCATCCATCTCCCGCCCCAGAGACTCCATTAACCGTGACCTGAGCATTTTTGTTGTTTATTTTGAGTATTGCTATTGGGTTACCTGACGCACTGGATACGGCAGCGAGCCTATTGCTGACAATCTCCCAATCGCCTTTGACTTCTTGCCAGTTTTTGCCCGAAGCGGTGATATTTGAACTGTTGGCGCGATTGAAGTCGTCGCTTGTGGTAACGAGGATTTTCCCGCCACTTCCCTCTACTATTCCTGTAATCATGACGTGATATTACCGACCAAAACCCACGAGTTATTGGCCCTCTTGATTAGCGTGGCGGCAGCCCATTGACCGTTCAACTTATATTGATTGTCGAAAGCATTTATCGCTACGCCACCCGACCCCTGTATTGTGACGTTGTATGTACTGGTGGTTTGCAAAACATCAATCCTGTCACCCACGGTGAAGTTTGCATCGTTTGCGGATGTAATAGTTACTGTAGCATTTGCTGCAGATGGTGCTATTTCAAGAAGTTTTCCGAGGTCGGCAGCAACTACATTGTAGTTGTTTGATGTAAGTGTTACTCCCGTTCCCGCTCCATCAGACCTGAATCCTGCACGCGGAGCACCAGTAGCAAGGTCAGTTTTACCTATTGAGTTGGAAAGGCTGAGTTTGCTATACGCAATTTCAGCAGAATCGCTTACGTTAGCATTAACGATGGTTCCGTCTGCAATTTTTGCTGATGTTACGGCCTCGTCCGCAATCTTCGCCGTGGTTACATTAGAGTCCGCAATCTTCGCCGTGGTTACATTGGCATCAGCAATCTTTACTGTGGTTACATTAGCATCAGCAATCTTTGCTGTGGTTATGTTGGAATCAGCAATCTTTGCCGTGGTTACATTGTCATCAGCAATCTTTACTGTGGTTATGTTGGAATCAGCAATCTTTTCCTTGGTTACATTAGCATCAGCAATCTTTACTGTGGTTATATTGGCGTCAGCAATTTTTGCCGTAGTTACGTTGGAGTCCGCAATCTTTGCTGTGGTTACATTGGAGTCCGCAATCTTTACTGTGGTTACATTCGCAGCGACAATTTTTGCTGATGTTACTGCGTCATCTTCAATTTTTGCAGTTGTTACAGCAGAATCGGTAATCTTTGCAGTTGTTACGGCAACGTTGGCAATTTTTGCAGTGGTTACCGCACCATCACTAATATCGGCAGTTACTATTGCAGAATCCAAAATTGAAACAGAAGTCAATCCAACAAGAAGCCAGTTATTGGTTTCTCTCTTTACAAGAGTTGCCCTTTGCCATTCAGAGGTCATGGACGTAATATCACCGGTTGCCTCTATGGTTACCCCAGAAGCACCAACTATAGAAACCGTTGCAGCAGAACCATTTATAAACTCAAGAACATCACCCACATCATACGCAACTGAGGAATTTAGGGGTACGGTAACCGTTGTGCCTCCGGCATTTTGAAATTCAAGCAGTTGACCCCTGTCTTCTAGTACAGCGGTATAGGTCGCGGTGGTTATGACTTTTCTGGTGTAGTTATAGTCGCTTGCTTGAAGCGTATTCATCGCCGCAGCAGTAAGCGTCTGACCAGCAGTAAAGGTTTGAAGAGCCATAAATCACCTACTAAATATCGTTGATTTACAATTGTACTTTATATAACTCATTTACTAATCCTCTAGGTCTTCGTCGTCGGACCGGTTAAAATCACCGGTCATCATCATTTGCTGTGCATACCTTAACATTCCATCTGCCGCCCAGGGCGAAAGTCCTTCAGACACAGACACGGATAATTCACTAGTTTCTTCATCAGCAACTTCCGCAACGATTATAAAATTAGTGACAAGTCTTGACGGCATTATGTTTTTCATTATTGAGTTAAATAAATTTTGAAGGGTCTGGTCGTCGTCATCTTGCATGGTTATGCCACGTATTCGTGAGTAATTTTTGTACCAAGTGGGCGCGCTCGTTCTATTGATTCAAGAACAATAAGTGAAGATTGTCCAACAACCTCAGGACCAATAGCGCCAATAGTTTCAAACCATTTTGTCTGTATGTTTATTTCAAATGGATTTGTAGAATAATCAAACTCCGCCACAACTGTCTTGTCATTAATTAGCACTAGTTTTGTGGCCTCAACAATGGAATTCATACTTCCGGCATTTTTGCCGTAGTATCCAGTATCCAACTGCCATCTTAAAAAAGTTTTCTGAAATGCAACGTCAGACAGTGGTGGATTGAGCTCCGTATAACCAGTAAGACGTAATTGATTTTCTGAATTTAAATTACTTGTATTTAACACAAAAGCATCACCCACAAATTCTGGAGAAAAAATAAATCGTGTAAGCGGTTGCGTTCCAGTGAATTTGCACAACCATATTAATGTTTCTAAGGAGGCAATCGAAGAATTTACAAGTGTGCTTTTTGTATTGTCTAAATTTGACAAAAACCCTTCCTCTTTGTCAATATAGGCAAAATCTTGCGTCAACTCCATTGAGTCGCCCAAGCCCGAATATGCAACATCAATTAAGCGGCGTATTGGTAGGTCTGGTTTTGTTTCAGAATAAAAATCTGTTTCAGAAATAACATTTGGAAGCAATGAAGTAATTATTGGAACAGCAATATTTGTTATGGCAAACTCATAGGCGGGATACAGTGCTGGAGTTGTAAAATAAAAAGGTTCATTTGAATTAGTTGGCTCAAACTCAATGGCAATATTCATAGCGGGTACTTCTTGGCCGGGTGGCAATTCAATTGTATTGCTTCTAAAAATATTCCACTGAGGCGAAAGAACTCCCGGAGCATTAATTACTGCATCTGATTGACTTAAATTAAGCACCGTAACAATCGAAGTTACAATCACTTCATTTACGTCAGTGATAGTGCATGTAACTGTTCCACCAGAAGGCATTTTAACCGCAAACAAAAAAACCATTGGCGAATTAATATCTGTTTGAAATAACTGTATGTCATCTTTAAAAAGAGTGCCATGTGTTGAATTGTTTAACAGTTCAATTTTTAATTGTTTAAAATCGGAAAAACCTTCAAACAGTTCAGAAGAACCATCAACCTCATAGCTCAAGTCAATAGTTTGCCAAAAATCATTCACATATATCGACGAAAGTTTTGCCAAAGAGTCACTAAGACGATTTTTTATTTTAGCCATACTACAAGACCACAACTTCAACTGATGCTCTGGGCAAAACACCAAAATAATTTATTTGATATCCGATTAAATTATTGTTGGCATTCAATTCAGACGCCAATAATTGATTGCCTGGGTATTCTGCAGCGGGATACTCTGGCACGGTGGCACTAATGCTATATACATAGTCGACGCCAGCAATCTTGCTTGCAGCAACAACTATGTCAAATATTCGTAAGGTTCGATTCCAGTTGGGCCAATTTGCCAAAGAGACCAAAGATTCAATTTCGTTTGCAATATTTGTGGCCACAGAGCTTGCTCCAAATTCTGGATTGATAGACACGGTAGCTGTGATATCGACGTCAAAAGGATATGCGTCGAGTAATTCAAACTTGAGGCCGGCCGTTATGCGCTCGGCAACTGCATTACGAATCTCGATTTTTAATGAATCAGAAAGCGGGGAACCACCCGAGTCGCATGCAAAGATAATAAAATATCCAGGATGATTGCCTTGAGTTGAATATTCTATCGAATTAATAGACAATACATCAATTGGACCGGCGGAGCCAGTTGCTGCAGTATTCAAATTTGTGAATTCAACATCTGAATCACCAACAGTTTCACCTGTATATATGCCGGTGCGAATTGTATTTACATATGTATTGTCTCCGTAATAGTCAGGACCCAAAATTAAAAACAAGTTACTATTAAAATCATTTGAGAGCTCAACAAAATCCTCACTTGTTGACACTGTCGCAATGTCGTTTGCCGCATTTTGTCCGTTCAGGGTGCCGGCAGAAGCGTTATAATACGCCGCCCTAGAAACATCGTAAACTTTACACCTATGCACGTCAACAAAATTTGTAAGAATGTAATTCTCAACCTGTTTGGCGGTTGACAGTCCAGAGCTTAAACTCTCTAGGTGTGTGGTTCCACGGCTTAGGTATTCAGAGGTAGTTTCGGCTAGTGCACCTTGTGTAATATTGCTGTCTGTTACAACATCTAGTATCGTTGCACTTGGTTGAACCAGGACCAACTGTGTGCCGGGGGTGATTGTTGGCAGAACACCAGCAACCAAGGACGTAGCAGTTGCAGTTACGGTTGTAGACGCGCCATCTGCAACCACAGTGCTATTTGTGGAAAATGGATATTGTTCTATATCATCGCCATTAACTATTTCGTATACTGCGACAGTTTCTGCGGGAACTGTCTCGCCAGCTTGAGATAATGTAAATTCAAGTTGCACAGAACCAAAGGTGGCTTCTTTTCTGATAATGTCCAAATATCGAAGTATGCCCTCCATGAGCCCATCTGGCAAGCGGTTTATATTTCCCAAATTAAACGAACCTAAATAGGCAGCCGCCTGAAGAATTGCGTCTTCGATTGTCCCCGGTCGAGGAGAAAATTCTGGCATTGCCAAACGAGCATACTCAACAGACTCATCGTATAACTCGTCCGGTTGTTTATCATTTATTGTGAGGTCAATGTATTCTGAAAAATCTGGAGATGGCATGATTAATCTCCAATCACAAAATCAATCAAAATTCTTTGTTCACCGTCATTTGTCGGTTTTCCCCTCTCAATCAAGGTGAGTTGAATTTCTGGCCAAAACTGAGCAATTGTGTATCTAATTTCCGATTCTCTTAATGTAGAAAATGTAGGGTCTTTTACGCCGTAAGTTATTTCTAGAGGCAATTCTCCTCTCTCAATTCTTGTGGCCACAGCAATTATCTGTGAATAATACGGACGAGTTCCATCGATTAAGGTGGCCGCCCTGCCGCGTCCAAAAGTCATGGGTAGTTTGAGAGTGTCCATAAATCCTAATCAAAATTTGCATCGACGTAATTTTTTAATTCCAATATTTCCGTGTCAACGTATGTTTTGTTTGCGGCATCGGTTGCCGCAATTGGCACATCGACCTCCTTAATAATTTTACTAGCAGTTTCTCTTCCAAGAATGACAACTTCTTCAAATCTATTGTCAAGAAATCCACATAATACTTTTTGCCCGACAATCGGATACGTACAAAACACCAGGGATGGACCAAAAATTGTTTGTGATGCAACTTTTGGAACATTGACAAAAACCCCCTCGGCACTCACTCTTACCACCGTGCCGAGGTATAGGCCACCAGGAGATGGCTTGCGCGATGAGGCTTTTTTGGAGTTCGAAAACCTTGCGGTTGGGTCATACAGCATAATTAGAAAATACCAGGTTTTGAGCCGGCTTTAGGCTTAATCGGTTTACCCTTTTGGTCTTTTGGCTCTTCTGGCGTGCGAAATGATATTTGCGCTGACTGGGGTGAACCTTCGCTAAAGGATACTTCGGTAATTAAATATGCACCAAAAAAATAATTGGGGTATGGTCCACAAATTGCGGTATGACCAGGACGCAGGGCTCCACCCTGGGGCATCAAAACATTGCAGCTCCCCGTAGCGGCCAATGGCTCATTGTCGGAGGAAGAAAAATCGTGCCATGTCTCAAGCTCAAATAAATCTGTATGATTTCCCAATAACAATTCATCAACAAGTTCCTTAATGTTTCTATTTGGATAAAAAAGCAACGGCACAAATTTTTTTGTTTTCCCGGACTCTGTCGTGTATGAACTACCAAATTTGTATAGCAGCCATTCTTGTGATGCATAAACCAGAACTCCATCTACTTCAAAAACAACAAATTGATTGTCGCCGGCAGTTCTTGTCAGTACATCCCAAACTGATTCTTCGCCATCTCCGGTGCGGGCTTTGAATGTTGATTTTGTTTTTGCGGATTGCTGACCAACAAATTGTAAACCAAATTTTTTTGCAGCGTTGCCGGCATATTCATATCCAGAGCTTCCACTAACTGAATTTGGAAGTTTATCTCGTCGCATTTGCTGAAGTGCTTTGTTTCTTGCTTTAACAACTACGCTTGGAGAGCCTCCCGGCCCTGGCTTTGCAGAAACTTCAGCTATTTCGTACCTTCTCCCACGGTACATAATGTCTCTACGAATAACAAAATAATTTGAATCAAACATTTTGTAGTCTTCATCTATCACTTCAATGCTTATTTCTGGATTTAAATCCATTCCATAGCTAACACTTACGGAAATCAGATTGTTTTTAAAATCTTCTGCTGAAGCTCCGTATAGGTCTGTTATTTGTAAAATTCCTCCCAAGTTTCTGTTTGAGGGTTCAATTATTTGTTCAATCGGATACCACGTTTTGTCACCTACCAAATAATCCGGATTGTTTTTTATTTGTGTTTCGTATCGTCGTTTTTCTTGATTGGATAGTATTTTTGCGTATTTTTCTGCTATTTTTATAGTTGAAAATTTACCAAGATGTCTTCCACTTATTGAATAAGTGAGGTTGGCTTCTTTGGTTGGCAGGATTACGCCATCATCACTAATCGTCGGAATAAGCGTAAAACATTTTTTTTGACTAGCACTGACACCTGGATTAATTACAATGACATCATTAATCGTAATTGAGATAATTGTCGCAATCTGACCATTTTTCAATTTTACAATAGGTCGCAAATTAAGATTAATGTTGCCATATTCAAATATGTCTGCCTCCGACATTTGTAAAGACTGCATCGATGGATATTCTGGACGTTTGGATAGTGTCATTTTTATTTTCTATTTTCTCGCTTGTGCAAGTGCCAGTGCATACATTCTGGCAGCATTAGTATTACCAGCAGCTTTGGCGGCCGCCAGCCGTGCTTCTAGGGCGGCTACATGGTCTTTACCTGAAGGGGGTTTGTCTTTTCCGTCTGTTTTTGTTTTGGGATTAAATTTGCCATGTTTAAACAATGGTAAAAGAATCATTGTTTTTCTTCGAGGAATAAATTCAATTAAAGATAAATTTACGGTTGCGCTAGTCGTTTTGGCTAGTGTGTTCTGTCGCCCATGATTAATAGAGCACTCATCTATGTACCATTTTGGTATAGCAAGAGCTGGATGAACATTTACAAATTCAACCGGAATGGCGTAATCAGCCATTGTTTGAATAAATTTTACTTGGTCATCAACTGATTCAAAAAAATCTTGATATGTTTGAGTACTTGCTTTGCCCGCCTCATCAAGTTTTGTATTTATGCGTTTGGGCGGAGCTATAAGAAATTCAAAAGAACATCTTTCAGCTTTGCCACTCATGATGTCAATTATGGGCGCAGAATATGGTCGATTTATTTCATTAAATGTTGCACCATACCCAGAATGATTAAACGTGGTAGGTGGAAAATAGAACTCGTATGCAAGGCCGGGCGCGGTAATTTGACGCATTTCGCGAATATCCGATTGGTTTCGAAGTACGGTTCCTGACTGTTGAAATTGAAACTTACCCAAAACGCCTGTTGGTACTGATTTGCCAATAATTGAAATTGTCATTTATATTCTCTGCTTTATGTTTTTTTGAATTTTAATTATTTCGTTTGCAACAGCTTGCGCGGTTACTTGCGGAGTGGCAGATTCGTTTACCGTAATATTAAAAGTGTTTGCGCCCCCACCACCCGATGTAGAACCAGTCATTTTGGCCAAAATTCCAGAAGACGTATCGCCCATTGGACCAACTGGCGGAACAACATGCAAATGTCGACCGCTACCCCTTCCATGAAATTCGGCAAATCCTCCTGCTGCATTTACAAGAGACGAATACTTGTTCAAATTATCCCCAACAAGGTCGTATGCATGTCCGGTTGCATGGTCTGAGTTATTGGAGCCCAAAGCAAAGTCTCGAAGCGAGCTGGTCACGGTTCTATTTCCGGGAACCGCACTATTAAACATGCTGTGCTTGGCCATGGTCTTGCCCAAAATTTTGGAGGTTTTTGTGTCGCCTATTGGTACAAGTTTACTAATATTTCCATTTGCATCAATTTGCGCCTCAAAACCATTGGTCCACCATGATGGCGCTTGGTCCCACCAATCTGGAGTGTCCGTTCTGTCAAAGAATTCTGCTCTAATTGCTTGGGTAAACTCAGTCCGCATGAGTGCTGCTTCCTCGGTTAAGATGTCTTTAAACGGGTCAAGTTGCCCGGATAGTTCCGCGGTCAGATTTGTCCCAAACAATCCGGTTGCACCGCCTCTCCCGCCTCGGCCAGTTTTGGTTGTTTGCACACCCAGAGCGCTGGCAATAATGTTATTTATTTCAGATGCGCTTTTTCCCTTAAACGCAACACCTCTTGAAAGCATGCCCTCAAGATTTCTGACTTTTGCAGTTGCATCAGCATCTCCCCCCATTGCTGCTGTAATGAGTTGATTTATTGCACTTTGTGAACCGCTAAATGCTTTTTCGCCATCTGCAAAACTAAACCCTGCTTCGCCGGCCATTGCAAGAAGCTGTTTTGTCATTTCTGTTGCGGAGCCAGACGCTGTTTGTGTTTGGGCTTGGCCAATCAAGCTAGTTGTCTCTGTATTCATGACGCTTCCCTCAAGCACTCCGCCAGGGCCGAATAAGGTGCCTTTGCCGAGATTCGCACCAGTCCCAAAGGCTTGAGCCTGTGCTATTGCATTAAGCAATGGCGAATTCGGAGATTTAAAATTTGAGTAGTCTAAATATTTGGTGTAGTAATCAAGAAACGCTTCAGTTGAATTATCTCCAGAATTAAGAAGGTCGCCTGACGCCTGTAAAGCGTCCTTCATGTCCTTGCTTTGCTTAAACTGTCTAAAAACATCCATTGCCTTTATTTGAACATCTCTTAGTGCATCACTAAATTGTTTGGATGTTTTCACCATTCCAACACCCAGGGCCTTGGTGGCGTCATTTAGTTTTAGCGTTGTATCGTACAGGTCAACATTTCTCTCCATGGCAAGTGTGTAGATTTCCTCCGCTGTCATGCCGGTTGTTTGTTGCAGCGAATTCATTATTGAATCAAATTGATTAAGCTTTGGTCCAAGGGCTTGAGTTAAATTCGTACTAACTGTTTTGAATTGAGATATCGCATCTTGATTCTTGTCGCCAGTAGCAAGACTCAGCGCGTTGCCGTCGATTATCCCGGAATCAATGTAGGGTTGCAAAAGTTTTGTTCTTGCAGCAATTCCACCGGCAGAGTCTCCAGCATCATCAAATTTTCTCGTGGCAGCGAAATCTGTTGCCAGGGTTGATGCTTTTAAAAGCAAATTTCTGGCATTCTTGGTAGAACCTTTTGTTCCCTCACCAGCAGCGGCCGCAGCTATTGAGCTAAGTTGAGCTACCCCAACTTTATCTACGGCTTCTTTGGCCATTTTTTTCTGGTTTCGATTTGCGGCTAGTGCGCCCAAACCTGCCCCAACAAGTCCACCAACCGCTGCTCCAAGTGGGCCTGCAATCATTCCACCAATCGCTGCGCCGCTTACCGCACCGGCCACCATTCCGCCCATTTTTGTCTTGGACTTAAATGCGGTAAGTCCTGCGCCAACCGCCAAGCCCAGTAGTGGATTAATTGCCGCGAGACTTGCGCCTGTTTGCAGTGCGCCCTGAGCGTCGGGGTCAGAAACCATTCTTTGACCCATTCCACTATTTAAAAATGCGCTGGCTCCGAGTCCAACCAACATATTTGCGCCGCTAAAACTTGTTTTCATTCCAGCTTTTATTCCTCCCATTTTGCTGAATTTTGCGTCTGCTGGAATTCTTCCTTCCATTTTTGCGGTAAGAAAATTTTGATACGCGTTTCGGTATCCACGACCAAAGTTTCCGCCTTTGGCGGCATTCATACTTCTACCAATAAGTCCGGAACCAGCACCGCTCTTTGCAAAACCTGCTTGGTCTCTTATTGTTTGCCTTAAACCCGTATATCCACGTTCATTGTATGACGTTCCCAACAAAGCTCTCCCCAACAACCCTTTGAGGCCCCCCCTGACTGCAGAGTTGGGTGTACCGGGCGATGCCATTGCTCCAGCAACTCCACCACCACCCAACGAAGTGGATGTCATTGGGTAACCATTCAAAATCGTTGAACCAAAGTTCATTAAACCAGCTATACCCCTACCACCAGCGCCACGCATGCCACCCCTTGAAACAAAACGTGCTCTTCTTGCAGCGACGCGTTCACGAAAACTTGGCTGTTTTGCAAAGCGGCCAGAGGGGAAAAAACCGCTTTCTTGAATTCTTGAGTCAAGTCCATATCTGTAATCACTGGATTGCATCGGCGCAGGAGGTCCATAATAAAGATTATTTGCCGTTCTGGCATCTTGTCTTCTTCTCTGTTCCGAAGCCCTGTATTGCTCTCTGGTCATTTGTCGAAGTCCAATGTTTTCATAATCTGGAGTCGGAACTCCACGACGTCTTCCAAAAATATTTGTAGTGTCTTGGTCATTACGGGCCGCGCGTTCAGCAGCAGTGCGAGTGGTGCCAAGACTTGGAGCCCTGTATCCTCTTTCCTCTAGTGGTACTGTTTTTTCTCCGCGGTTTGCCATTTTCCACCTGGTTATATCACGCTGATAGTCAGCATTGGATTGTCCTGGCTTGCGCCTCGGCAATGTTGTCCATGCTCCATCGGATGCACGGACTGCTCCGCCACCAAATCCACCCCGCAATGTATTTCCTGTTGCAACCGCAGCAGCACTAGCAGTGGCAGCAGCAGTAATCGACGCCGCGGCACCCTGTAGAGATGTGCCAGCAACGCTCAATGCGCTTGCCCCTGGGGATATCGCTGCGCTTGCCGCTGCGCCAGCTGCTTGTCCAGCTGCAGACATTGCGCCAGATATTGGACCAAATTGTCCCAGCGTGGCCTGTCCTCCACCGGTGGTATTATTTGCCATAGTTTCAAATTTGTGACCAGAATAAATTGCTTGTTTCATTGACATGTTGGCTATTCCAAATTCGCCACCAGCCCGTCCTGCCATGCCACGTTGAAATCTTGCAGCGCGACGACCTTTATACGCCGCTGCGCCAAGTAGTCCCACTATTCCCGCGGATAGCATGGGCCCACCTTCCGCGACCGTGCCGAAAATGCGAGCTACCAAACTCATTACCCTTCCCAGCGCAGAAAGTAACGGATTTATTACCGGAAGGGCTTTAGCAAAAACTTCTCGAAGAGCTCGCATAATCTCAAAGAAGCCAACGACAACACTCTTCATGGCATCACCGAATGCAAGAAAAAGACCTTTATTGTCTTTTGCTTGTTGGGCAAGTGCCTTTACTCCTTCACCAATCTGCTTAAATATCTCAACGATTGGTTTTCCAAAAGTTTTTATAACAATTGACCCACCCTCGCGGAGAGGGTCAAGCGCATCCCGAACTTCTCTGAAATAAATTGCAAATCCTTTAAAAAAGTCTGTTGTTCTTTTCCAGAAACCCTCCGTTGCCGGAAGAAATTTTCTAAATAAAACAACAGTGAAGTCTTCTAGTTTTTCTGTGAATTTAACAAGAGATGAAAGAAACGGTCCTTTTCCGAAGTTAACAAGGTCGCCAGAAATTCTTCTAAACGTGCGCTCAAGTCCAAAATATATTTCAGACATGGCTTTCTTAATTGGCTCAAGAACGCGAACACCAACATCAGACATTTCAACAAGTGCGGAGGCTAGGTATGTTTTAAACTGCCCAACTAATGTTTTGGACATTGTTCCCGCTTGCCCAGACACTCCCGCATCTAGTGCTAGCTTTCCACTTTGAAGGTCCTCAAGGAATTTTCTGTAATCCTTGTAGTTGCCCTTCTTAAATGCTTTTTCAAATTCTGGACTGATAGCTTTAACCGCCTGAAGTGCTTCGGCTGTAAATTTCTTTTCTTTTTGCAATATGCCAACCAAGGTCCCAGCAGCCTGAAGTGCATTTTTGGGGTCTCCGCTTGCGCTAACAAAGTCAGCCATGGCTTTTAGAGCGGCTTTTGACGCTGGAGTAAATGCGGAATTTTTACTCACAGCAGTAAAGGCCCCCGCAAGGGCTTGAACACCCATAGAAGCAAGAATCGAATCTTTGTAAAGACTCCTAAGCCCAGAACCGGATTGGTCCAAGGCAGAACCAAGCTCTTTTGAATCTTTGTATCTAAACGCGAATTGTGCTGCCTGAAATTCCTTGAAAGCCGCTGCCGCGCCGATTGCCGCAACACCAACCGCTGCGATGGTGCCAGCCAATGCCTGCATTACATAGTTGTATGTTTTTGCAACAAATTTGCCAATTGCAAACGCGGCATTAACTGAGGCCAAAGAAAGAGCTGAGATACCAAACTCAATGGTTAGGGCAATGACCGTAAACATAATCATTCGGGCCATTTTTAGGAACCGGGCACCAACTTTTTCAACAAGAGATAATTTTTTAGTGAATGAAACAACGCCCTTTTCGGACTGCGTCATCCGCATTGTAAACTTGCCCATGGCTCCAGTAAGCCGATTTGTTCTATTCTCTAGGCGTTTTGCTGCAGCATCAAGTGCAGTAATTTTTGCCGCGGCAGAAAGAAGCTTATTATCACCCTTGACATCAATGTCAACATTTATATTTACATTTTCGTCAGCCATGACCTCTACCTAGGTAATAAATCTCATTTGCTAATACCCCTGAGACTTACGCTCAGCTGCCTCACGGTCTGCCTCAATAACTTTAGCACACGCAAGGCGTATTATCCATTCTTCGAATGAACAGTCAAGAATTTTTATTGGGTCCGTCCCAAACACCTCCCCAAGGCGGGCGGCTGTGATTACTCGACTGTCGTCACTTAATTCGTTGAGGACGGATTCGTAGGGTTTTCGGTTTGCTCAACCGTATCTCCGAAGCCTGCTGCATCAATAATTGTTAGAGCTGCGGCTTCTACGTGCGGGTCAAGGCCAAAAAATTTCTGCACTGCATCTGGCAGGGCACGAGCTGCACCAGTCATTTTGAGAATTGCAGGTGAAGCAAATCCAAGCGATTTGCCATTTTCAAGAACTTCTTCGCCGTTTAGGTAAACACCTCGCGTTGTGTGACCGATTACCTGACAAGCAAATCTTGTTGCGTCAAGCCCACTCTTTGATTCGGAACCAGAATTTTTTTGCCAAGCCTTTATTTGCTGTTGAGTGATGTTTGGGCTAATCAACAAAGAAACACCAGGACGCTCTGGAACATTGATAAAAACATCTGGACGAGAAACTTTTTTACTAATCACGCTCGTCAGCTGTTCAAGAACGTTATCGGAATCTTCATTTGGAATGTCCGCGTTTGAGGAGGATTGGGAATCGTCTGAGTAGAATGTGTTTGTCATGGGCCAAACACTATCACCAGCTTAGTGCCACTGGCGGATGTCAATTAGATATTTTAATTATGCTTGAGCTGGCACACCCGATATGGCAAATGTAAGGGCAATCGTCGCTGGCGCACCCGAAGAGGCATCTCCCTCTGGCTCGGATAGCCCAACGAGTAGTGCTCCAGCATAAACACGCTCAGACTGCAGGTTCTTAAGGTCGCAGTCGGTGTCATAAATTTTAATGTCATAGTAAGCACGACCAACAACTGGTCGAACCTGATTAACAAGAGTACGAAGCTCTGCGTCGTAATGCTTGGTTAGTGTGACGTCACCAACTTCCGATGGCGCACAGAGTACTTCTGGAAATGCTTGTCCACCAATATAAATCTTTTCGACAGCAGCAGTAATTTCTCCACCCGACACTTGAGCAAAGTACCCAGACAGGGTTGGTCCAGTGACCGCACCAGCAACTGGCGTAATTTCTGCGATAATTTGTCGCTGTGCCAATTTTGTGGAAATTGCCATAATTCCTCCGTGTGTTTATTTTATATTCTTAGACCAGTGTTGCGGTCAAGTTTGATTTTGTAATTTCTACCTCAATAGTGTCACCGATTGAGGAAACTCTTGCGCCAACCTTGGCCTTGATTACTCCGGTTGCCAATTGAGTCAGGGGGTTGTTTGCATTGTTGACTTGAACTGTGTAGCCCGGGTCAACTTGCTTGCCATTTGCGTCAAACGATTCATACAACCCGCCAGCCAGACGAATTCTTTCCATAATGGCCGTAAGAGTTGCACGAACTCTAGAGAATGTCGACTGTCTTCCGTCGATTGGAAGGAACAGAAGTGCTTCTAGAGCGGTCTCCGACTCGTGAACAATCTGATTTAAAACCTCTCGCGAAATAATAAATCTGTAATTCGCGGTGTCATCCGAGGCAGAGCGGGCCCCATAAACTCGCACAGTTCCATTAACAACCTTGAGTGCATTGATAAAGTTTGTGTCAAGGCTGTCCGCTTCTGTCTTTGTGAGTGAATGTTCGAGGCCGGTAACAAATGTTGCCTCTGTTCTTTCGCCAGCGTAAGGATTCCACGGACCAAAAAGATTATGGACACGCGCTCTTTTAGCGGCAACATAGCCTTCCGGTGGAATCGAAACTGTCAAAACACCGTCTGGAATTTTAATCCATGGAAAGTAGAAAGCGCCATATTCGGCGTTTGCGCTACCAGTGTGGCTGGCGGCCGACGAAATTGCATTTGCAACAGATGTGCCTTCGTCAAAAGAAGTCAAAGCAATTCTGTTGTTACTAGCTGCGTGAGCGAAGACAAAATTTCTCATTGCCTCGGCATAAAAACCAGGAGCAGCAACCGCACCCGGTCCGAGATTTGAGGTAAATGTATCAAGAGCATCTTCTAGGTCTGCCGCAACAAGTGCGCCCCCGTTTGTGCCGCCTGAAAAATTTGTTGCAGCCACTACTTCTGGGATGATTGAAGAAGCACCAGCAGAAGCGGTTAGATACAAACCAGCAGTTTCATTGTTGTTTATTTCATCAATTGCGGTGCTTACAGAAGTGTGTGTTTGGGTCGTGAACACCAATGTGCCATTTAGACGAATCTTGATTTTAAAAGTAGTAGCCGTTGGCTGCTCAACTTCAGCCGTCAGGCCACCGGTATTTGCCCATGTGCCGGTTCCGGAAGCAAGAAGATTAATGCATGTTGCGTCTGAAGAATCCGTCAGTGCAAGGCTTGCCTCAACTGCCGATTCGTCGACAACGCGTGAGACATAGGCGCGCGCGCCACCCTCTTCAAAGAATGTCTCAATTGTTTGATGTACGTAGCCGGACGATGTGTAGCCACCAAAGATATCCTCAAAGTCGGAGAGACTTGTAACAAGATGCGAGGTTCCATCCGGGCCTCTTTCGGTAACGCCCGCAAGAAACAGCGTTGCCGTCGGTGCGGTTTGCGTATTAGTTGGACCAGTTCGGACCGCAGTTGTAACAACTATGCCTGGCATGTTTCCTCCGTCTCGGTTATTTAGGAACTATTTCGTATGAGACTACTGAAATTATAGAAGACACGTTACGGTGTTTGGCGTACGTTTTCGGTGGGTTCAACAAAAAGCTCGTTTAAGCTTTCAAGAACTTCATTTTGCTGTTCGATTTGTTCTTGTTTTATCATTTTACGAGATTTTGGCTTTTTCTTATCGGTCGATTTTTGGGCTACGGGAGTGTCAATAAGACGAATTAATCCTTTGTCAATAAGAGGAATTATTCTTTCGTTATCTGTCTTTACCAAACAAAATGCACGCCCCAAAAGATAAGCATCATCCGTAATTTGAATAGTTTTAAAGGATAGATTCTGAATTTGACAAAAATCAGCGTTTTCAATGGGTATTTCATCAATTTGTTCAGAGATAGAAACAATTTCAATGTTGGTTTTCATAATTATCCGTTCGTAATTGTGATGTCTGCGGCA